AAACAATATCTGCAATTAAAAAAAATGCAATAAATTCTGCTATTGGTGTTCAAATAGATGTTGATAAATCATTTAATTTAATCAGAGGCATTATTTATGATAGGTATAAACTTTTTACACACATAAATAATAACATTGATTATTTTACTAAAAAACACATTTATAAGGTTTATGATGGCAATCAAATGTTTCATTTAAATTATGATTTGTTGCAAGAAATAGATATTAAAAATAGTGTCTTTGAAAACACTTTAGAAAATTTATTTACATAATGACTTGCAAGTTTCAATATAAAATTACTACCTTTGCCTTAACGGCGGTTCATCCGCTTAACCGCTGTTCTAAAAAGTGCAGCGGTTTTTTTATTTGAAATGTTAACGGATGTTACGGCAAGTGTAACACACAAAACGTTGAAAATCATAGCATGTTACGTGTTGACAGCTGTTACACCAAAACACTTCGCATATACACACACATACACGTGTGTGAATCAATATTTAAAACACGCATATATATGTAATTTTTAACGTAACAAGTGTTAACAATGTAACAATAATAATAATCAATTAGTTATATGTTACACTTATGTTACACTTGTTAACAGTAATAATAAATAATAATAAATAATATAAAATAATAAATCAACTTTAATATAGATATAGGCTTAAAACTAACAAAAACGGCATTTTAAGACATTTTTATAGTAAAGTAATATATAGACATCAATTTTAAAAAAAAGTTGCTTAAAACGAAAATATGAAAGAAACAGGTAGACCTATGAAATTCAAATCACCTGAAGAATTAGAAAAAAAAATAGAATCTTACTTTGAATGGTGTGATTCAAGAACACGTGTTAAACATCTTGTTACTAAGGATGGTGTTCAAGAAGTTATTGAAAGTTTTCCGCGACCTTATACAGTTGAAGGGCTTGCTGTTTATTTAGATACTTGCCGAGATACTTTAATAAATTACTCAAACAAGGAAGACTTTTTCGACATTATTAAACGCGCAAAACAAAAAATCCTTGCTAATAAAATTGAAGGTGGCTTAGATAGAACCTATGATATGGGCGTTGCTAAGTTTATGCTAATCAATAACTATGGCTTTAAGGATAAGCAAGAAACAACAGAAGACGACAAAAACATAAACATTAACATTCAATACCCACCTGACACTAAGTAGTGCCGAGAACTATTGACATACAGCTATATAAGCCCCACACAGGGCAAAAACGAATATTAGATAATAAGCGCAGGTTTAACTGTATTGTTTGCGCACGTAGGTTTGGCAAAACTGAACTTATTACATCAGTTGCATTGCCACTAATTGCACCAGCCGTATTTGAGGGTAAGTTTGTTGGTATCTTTGTTGATGACTTTAAAGATTTTGCGCAAAGTTGGAATAAGATTGTTGATACTTATAAGACAGTTAACGAGAGCGGAATCATCAAACACAAAGATGAAACGTCAAAGATAATGCAGTTTTTAAACGGCGGCGTTTTAGAAGTTTGGTCAATAGGAGATGAGGGGAGAAAAGACAAAGGCAGGGGCCGAAAATATCACAGGGTAATTTATGAAGAAACTCAAAAGATACCAAGCCATATATTAGAATATCATTGGAAAACAGTTGCACGCCCTACATTAACTGACTACAAAGGCGATGCATTTTTTATTGGAACTGCTGCGGGTAAAGATAACTATTGGTATGAGTTATGTCGCAATGGCGCAATTGCGGGTAATGTAGAAAAGAACTGTTACGGCGATATTGACCTGCCACAAAGCGAAAACGGTTCGGACAGTTGGATAACGTTTCGAATGGAAACAACAGACAATCCAAACATTGACCCCGATGAAGTAACCGATGCCAGCCGTGATTTAGATCGCCTAACGTTCGAACAGGAATATAAATCTGTATTTGTTGATTATTCAGGTGAGGCTTGGGTATATGTACTTAAGGATAAAAGCATTCAACAGAAAGTATTTCAGCCTTCAAAGAAAACAAATCTTGAAACCGAACAGATTTATATTAGCTTTGACTTTAACAAGATACCAATGACCGCCGCGGTAATGAAAAAAACAATTCTACCTGCTGATATATCCGCTAAATCAAGGTATAAGTACGGCGTTCACATCATAAAAGAATTTAAGATAGGTAGTGAGGAACGCGGAGAGGCATCAATTTATGACACTTGCCAAGCCGTGCGCGAATGGGTATATGCTGAAACGGGTAAAAAGATTGGCCGCTGGTCTGATACGGCTGTTTTTCCCTGCAATATTCCATTCTTAGTTACGGGTGATGCTTCTGGCGACCGCTCCGATGGTAGGCAGCGCGTATCAAAAACATACTACGAAATTATACAAGAAGAACTGCAATTGCCCGCGCGTTTTTTTGTAGTGCCTAAAGCTAACCCCCTGCATGCTGAAAGCTATGTGCAAACAAATACTATTATAAGCATGTGCCCCGATTTTGAAATTTATGAGGACAAATGCCCGGGTTTACGTATGGATTGTTTGCGTATTAAATCCGATAATAGCAGGCGCATCATTAAGGGCAAAGGCGAAGAAAGGCAAGCAGACTTATTAGATAATCTTAGGTATTTACTAAATACATTTTGTAAAGATATAAAATTATGACTCATGTTGTACCGCCCCAAAATACGTGTGCATTCGGATGCTGAAATAGAATATTGGAAAAACCTAATAAATGAAAAACGCTATCAAAACAAAACTTTACAGCGTTGGATAGTTATTAGTGATGTTCATAGGCCGTTTCACAATCAGATACTTTGGCAAAAAGTTTTAAGGCTTATATCTGAAATGGGAACAAACTTGCATGGTATTGTTTTAGCTGGTGACTATTTAGATTTATATACATTAGGTTCTTACAACTCCGAATCATTAGCCAACCTTTCAGGCCTTACATTACAAGATGAATACATTGACGGATTGCAGGGTATTGATGAAATTAACAGCGCATTCAAAGGTGCAAAGAAATATTTTTTATTTGGCAACCATGAAGATAGGTATTTTCGCCACATCAAAGAAAAGGACAACGCAAAGTATGGTGGTGCTTTAATAAATCCTGTTGAAGCCTTATATCTTCATGAGCGAGGATGGATTACTAAAACAGATTGGCAGTCCGATTTTTTTACAATCGGTAAACATCTTGACGTTGTGCATGGTATTTACACTTCTATTCATGCAGCAAAGGCGCACTTAGATAAAACACAGCATTCGGTTATGTTTGGCCACACACACCGCGTTCAATGTTTTCACTCAGGCAATCGTGCCGCGTTTAACATTGGCGGTTTATATGACATCAAAAGCAAAGGTTTTAGCTATATGCCAAGGTTCCAACGCCAGCTGTGGGCTAATGGTTTCGCCTTAGTAAACGTAACCGACAACGGAGATTTTTACGTTGAACAGGTTAACGTTTGGGCAGATAAGTTTTTAGCTAATGGTAAAATGTATTAGCATTTTGTTGACGTCACCGAAATGATATTACGGCCACCGAGCAAACATAGTAGTGTAAGGATGTGCAACCCACTTAGAATAATATCTATAGCTTGTTTGTTTATGTATTGTTGGCCCATGTGTAATTCTCTGCTGCCATGCCTTCCAAGGTGTTAATATTGCTGGATCTAAATAGTCTAACCAAAATGAACAGCGATGTGTTTTCAGTTCATTGTTTAGCACAGCACTTAAAGCATAGTATCTGTAACTTGAAACAATTACAGATTGTACCCGGTTAAAATGCCAAAATTTAGCCCGCTTATATTTTCTGTAAAACTTTCTAACGTTTGGAAAACATTTGTAACTATCATTAAGAATAAACCCTAACAGGCAGCTGTCAGGGTTTGAAGATAATATAAGTTCTCGGATATTAGTTTGTAAGTCTTGCATAATGTTTTTTCATTTTATTTAAAGCATTGACTTCTATTAACCTAATTGCTTCATGACTAACTTTAAAGCGTTCACAGATTGTTTGTCGTTTGTGTTCAAAAATATCAAAGTATCTAAGGTAAATTACTTCTCGTTCCCTTTCTGTTAAAACTTCTAACAAATCAGATACTAATTTTTTGTCGATGTTTTTGAACAGTTGATCATCTGATTTATAATCCCCTGATAACTGATATATTGTTTCGCCATCTTCGTTTGTTTCATCAATACTAAAAATGTTTATTGGATTGCGAATATTACGAACTGTTGATTCTGATATTCCAAGCATTTCAGAAAGTTCTTTATCAGTAAGCATTTCATCTTGAAACTCTTTCCGCTGTTTGTTTTGTAAAACAGTATAAGACATTCTAACAATATCACCTCTCATATCAATAAAATGCATAACTTGCGCTCTCATCTTATTAACAGCGTATGATATAAAACGAACTCCAAATTCAGGTTTAAATGATTCGGCTGCTTTAATAAGCCCAATCATTGATTCAGAAACTAAATCCATTATATCGACTTTCTTTGTATAATGCCTAAAAGCAACTGAACACGCAAATAAGATATTATGGTTAATCAGTTCTTCTTTTGTTGCTGTTTTTTCTTGTTCAGATGAAAGTGGCTTGTATCTTTTAGCTTCTGTTAGTAGTGTTTGAAGTATGCCTTTTTTTTCGGGCATTATGCTGTTTAATTTTACATCAATTCGTTTCATTATCTTGTTGTATAAAATGGTTTACAATGCTGGTTAAAATGTTTGCGGCATCTTACAGTTATAAAAGCATCTTTATACATTCGTTGCCATATTGAAAGCATAAAGTAACATTCATCATAACAGGAATAAGGTATCATTATTCTGTAATTATGTCCGACCTGTTCAACGTGTGCACTATCTTGACTATCTGCTAAATGTTCAGCCCTAACTAAATGAATATTTTTAGTTGACATAATTTGAATGCAGAAAACAGAATCAGTTTGAGCAATTGCACTAACTGCAAAGCATAGGATAAAAAGTATTGTTTTCATAATTGTATTAGTGTGAAGTTTATTAGTTGGTTAGGCTGAAAAATTTTAATAGCTTCGAACCAACGAGCATCAGGAACAACCATACAACCAGCTGACCATTGATCTACAATCGAACCAATGCCGCCCCTATGTAAATTGATTCCATACCAGCCTTTGGTTTTAATTGCAGTATCAATTTTTGTATCTTTATTTCCATCTCGATATATTTCAATTTGTCCAACTTGCATAAAGTAAGGCGCGCCTAACCATAAAGAAGACCACGTGCCCGAAGTAACAAACTTATGTGAACCGATAACTTGCTGCTCGCAGGCAACCGCCGCACCTGTAATGCCGCCAACGGTTAACGGGTTAAAGATATAGAAGTCACCCGGTGTGGTACTGCATGTCATAACCATATCAGCAACGCGGTTATTAAACCTTATAACGTAATCCGAAAACTTATTATCAAATGATTGGTCGGTTCTAACCCAAACCAAATCTGTTACAGGCTTAACCCAACCTCGATTATTACACTCAGTATCTATAAACTGCTTTGTTGCTGCTAATGTAAGCGGCCCAACAATGCCGTCAATCGCACCTGAATAATAACTGCGGTCTTTAAGTATTTTTTGAAAGTTTTGCATAATGTTAAAATGTTTGATTGTCTAATAAAAACATAAAGTAAGGATAAAAGTTAAAGTATTCAGCTGTTATAAAAGCAATAACGATATTATCTTTCATTATGTCAATACGTTGTAATGTTGTGTTAATTGTGTAGTGCATAAAAGATTCGGTTTTTTATGAAAAAGGTTGACCGAAAACCAAGATGAGGTTAAAATTCAATAAGTTTTTTAAATTGTATTTTGCCATTTAAACCACCTTTAAATGGATTTCTATCAAAAGAATAACTATCATTACCATAATGGAATTGTGTTAAATAATTTTTACCAGTCACCTCTTTGACTGCATTTTCAAAAAGTTTAACTAACCAATTAGCTGCGTGAGGGTATTTTAAAACATAAGTTATATATTGATATTTAACGCCATCAATACTTGTTGAAATTTTACCCTCGATAACGTTTGAGTTTTTGATTAACTCTGTTGTCAATTTTTCTAAAGCTGTCATAATCTTAATTTTTTGAAGTTTTTTAAATTGCTTTCCGTTGTATTGTGATACAAAGATAGTTACTCTTCTCATAATTGCAAACATTTTTATAAAAATTTTATAAAATTCTTTATCTTTTTTTTGGTTACCTTTGTAGAAACACAAAAAACTATGATTTTCAGAAAACGAAACAGAGCAGAACAAAATGAAAGTAATTACCAAAAGTGGCTTAAAACCTACATTCCCGAAACAACTAACCAAAGAATTGAACTAACAAGGGTATTTACTGACCGCATTGGCAATAACTTCTATATTTTAAAAAACCCTGCAAATTTAACCCGTGAACGTGCGCAAAGGATTGAAGAATGTATGACAGCCATTGACTACGGTATTCACAAAACAGAAATAGTTGAAAAGCTAACTGGTATTTTGGAAACAGTTGAAGATATGCCTTGGGCAAATATGACACGTGATAAGCTGAAAGAATTTCATACTAAATCAAAAGACCAACTAAACGATTTATTGTACAGGCTTAAAAGCGTAAAGTTAGATGATTTACTGATTGAAGCTGGCACATATTTTTTTTATATCGATGGCGAAAATCCTTATATAATCAATTCAGAAACTCAGCAGCGCAAAATAGATGCGATAAGAAAAGATGATGAACTGCGCGCTTTTTTTTTGAACAGTATAGAACAAATCTTGAAAGGTTCGAGCGGTATAAAAAGCTAAACTTTGCAAGGCTAAACAAACAAGAACCAAACGCTAAAAAACAAAAACGACCACAAACATACCAACAGGCACTACAAAAACTAAAAGAACAAAACAGAGAAAATGATTATATTATAACAAAGGGCGACCCGGTACAAATGGCAAACGTTCGCTTTTGGGTTATTAGAGATTATTACGCTGCATTAGAACAAATACTAAAAGATAAAGATAGGGCTGAACAGGCTCAAAAAAATACTAAGAAATGAAAGATATAACAGTAATTGAATTGATAAAATATCTTGAAACTTTGAATCCTAAAACTGTTATTTGCACTTTAGATTTTAATGAAAAAAATGAAACTATTTGTTATACTATTGAAAATTTAATGTTTAAAGAAAATCACAAATATATTTCATCAGATGCCGAATACAAACAGGGCGATGTTTTGATAATGTTTTAATATACAATAATGGCTGAAATAAAAGACGTTTATAGTTTAGAATTTAACAGTAGTCAGTTTCAAAGTGAACTTCAATCAGCAATAGATAGAATTGAAGAGCTTAATGATGCGATGAATGAAGGTAAAAACTCTGCTGATGAATTATCAGATGCCCAAATGCTTTTGGAAAATACTTTAAAAAAGGAAGCCACAAGCATTGATGGATTAAATTCTAAAAAAAGAGAACTTCAAAAAATTCAATCAAAATTAAATATTGATTCGCAAGAATTTAAAAAAGTAAATAATGAAATAAATAATATAAATAAAAAATTAGCTGATTCAACTGCAAATGTAACTAATCAGCAAAGAAGTTTTAATGGTTCACTTATTCAAGGCGCACGTCAAATAGGACAAATGCGTCGTGTTGTTAGTACCTTAGGATTTGCGTTTAAGGCTATTGGTGCTGTATTGCCATTCGGTTTAATTATGAGTTTTGCGGGCCCGATAATTGGATTTTTTCAAAACTTAATGGGTGCTACTGACAAAAGTGCTGAAAACATGGAAAAGCTAAAAGACAGCACGTTACCATTAACCGAACGTTTGGATATTGCTAATACTGAACTTGAAAGACTTAATCAGATTGAATCTGAAAGAGGATATTTAACCGAAGAGGAAAAAAAGAAAAGACGTGAGTTAGTAGATATTTATAAACAAACATCTGAACAGATTATTAAAGAAGAGGAGGATAGATATTTTAAGTTAAGGGGAATGCAGATTGATGCTGAACGTATCAGAATTAAATTGCAGGGCGAAAGTATTGAACAGATTGAAAAAGCTGGTGAACTTGAAAGACAAGCTATAATTGTAGCTAATAAAAGACAATCAGACGATGCTTTAAGACGTAGAGAACAGGCAGCTAAAGATATAAGAATAGCACAGGCTGAAAGTAATTCTTTAGCAGAAGATGCAGCTCGAAAAAGATATAATGATGCTGAACAAGAATGGAGTACATTATTATCATTACAAACACAACAAATAAATCAACTTGAAGCTGATACAAGAAAAGCCATTGCAGAATTTATTAAAAAAACATCTGACGAACAAAGAAAGGCACGTGTCGATGCTGCAAAAAAAGCTATTGAAGATTTAGAAAAGCAAAAAGAATTAGAATTATTAAAT